GAATTGTTGTTTGTTAAATATAGATTGACGTTTTGTGTCATACATATTTTTATCAACATTAACACTATTTTCTCCGCCTGTAGGCGTAAGTAAACCATTGTTTCTACTACGCACGTAAATGTTCTCTGTAATATTATACAAAGAAGAATAAACTAAAGCTGGTTGTATGTAATCATCAAGTAATGTTTGATATGAACCACTAACTGAACTATTATCAATTTTCTCAATAATAGTATTATACAATTTTGTTCCAATAATTGGTTGTATAACTATGTCTTGTGCTTCTCTGATAGCATTTACCATTAATGAATCATCTACTGATTCGTTTATATCGCTAAATGCACGAACTTTTGCTTCGCTAATTAATAAAGTTGTTACCATAATTTATTCTGTTATTGGTGCGTCGTTATCTATTTTATCATCTAATACTGCTTCATCTTCTACATCTGCTTCTTGTGATGTTACTACCTCAGCTTCTTCATCTTCAGCATAATCAAATAATGGGTTTTTCTGTATTACTCCTAATGTTATATCACCATAATTTAATTCTAATAAACCTTCAAATACAGATAATATACTCTGTTGAAATGGTAATACAACTGTGTTTAAGAATAGTCTATATGCTGTTTCTAATTCTTCTGCGTTATTACCTAATCCTGTATTTTCTTTAATTCCTAATAATGCTGGACTTGTAATTCTATGTGATGTTAATATCTTTTGAGATACAACATCGTTAAGAGTTGTGTAGTAGTCGTCAGCACCATTTTGAGGTATTGGTGTAATATCTGGTTTTAATGAAGGGTCTGCTACATCCATATACAACATATTTCCAGCATTACTTGTGCCTTCATATTGTAAACGTAGCATATTTTCAATAGCCATTCGTTCCTCATCATTTGCGTTTGTATAAGTTGTTATTGCTAATGACGGTGCTAAACCATTTTTTATGTTTGATATGTGGAAATTATCTACCTCTTGGTCTAAGTCTATAACTTTAGAACCACCTACGTAATCAGGTAGAGGATAATACTGCTGACCTGGTCTGTATGGATTGTGGTATAATAATTGTTTTGGTTCCTCATTACGTTTTTCTAAATTAAAAGCTGGTAATTGAGGTAATTTTTTGTCGTCTTGTTGAATGTTATAATTCCAAACTGGTTTCCACTCGTTTGAAATATAGAATCCTGGTATTTTATTTCTATCGTCTTTTTCCATAGCACGAACGTGGCTAAAGTCAACGTGGTATATTTCTGCTATCTTGCTTCTATCTCTAGAATAAATAATTTCTAAAGCATATCCACCAAAGAGTTTGTAATCTAAAGCTACTTTACCGAAAATATCATTCCACGATTCCCCTTCTCTGTTAGCAGTCTTTAGTATTTCTTCATTTTCTGTTACTAATCCATCACCTGTAATTGCTTGAACAATTGAGTTAACACACGAAGCGTGAGTTGATGATTGATTATATAATGATATAAGGTATTCTGGATACTGATTGTCAGCTCCAAATTTCATATATTTAGGACAATCTTTATTGTCTTCCCTATAAGGGTTTGTTTCTCTATCAAATCCGTTATTTACGGACATTTTTTCTTTTTTAATTGACGAGAAATTAAATTTGTTATTTTCCATTAGTATTGATAAGTATTAAATGTTCCATTTTCATTACTAGATACATAGTCAGTTATTATAGGGTCGTTTGAACCTGATACCCATACTCTTTCAGTATCGATAAATCCTCCATCCGTTTTACCATCAAGCCATTCTTGAAATATATTCCAAATATAATCAATTTTTGATATAGGATTTGCATTATTTAACTCCCAAATTAGACCTGTTTGGTTCCAAATTGCTGGACTATAAGCAGGAATAAAAGGCGATACATCTGCGAACCATTGTCCTGATGCTGTAGGGACTAAATTTTTACTAGTTTGAACTAATAACCATCCATCTCCTCCTTGTGTTTTGTTAGATATAATGCTACCTGACACTTCCCAAGTTGATTGGTCATAACTACTAGTTAATGAATAAAGGACTTCTGATGCGCTAACTATTCTGTTAACCCATAATGCGTTAGTTTCTTTCCACTTGAACTGTAGTTTAATCGAATCATACTAATAAATATGTTTTTATTGTAAAATAATCCTAAAATAGGGAGTAGAGCTAATGTCTACCCCCTTGTTTTAGAAATATAATTGTATTCTTAAGATACTGCTATCCCAGTTAACACCGCTGATAAATCGGACCCACTTACTTCACTTGCTGGGAATGGTTCATCCCCTGTAAATGTTAAAGTATATCCATTCAGGTCGCCAAACGCTGTGCCCGTAGCTCCTGAACCTCCTGATAACGTCATTCCGTTTTCTTGACCAATGTAGAAAAATTGTCCTACACCTCCATCTTCGGTTCCGTTATTAGTTTGAACAATCATTTTAAGGTCTGGATTTTGAGCCAATACCTTAACTTGATTACGTGTTGACGATTGTAGTTTTTGGAATGGTGCGTTTACTACTTGTTCGTAATAAACTGTTCCATTTTCAATACTACTGTTAATAGTTTCTGTAAAGTCACCTGTGTTTTTAGCTAATTCGAATAAAAAGAATTCGCCTGAACCACTAATGTCTGTAAGTAAACCATTTTCTGCGCCTGTAACTGAAACAACTGAACCGCTTAGAATGTAAATTTGCTTTAATCCACCCATATTATCACGACATCCGAGTTGGAAGCCTGATGTAATATCACAATTTGCCATAATTTTTAAGTTTTAGTTGTTAATAATCGGTTAAGTTTAGGCTAAATCGTTAGACACGTAATATTTTGGGTGTCCAATTTGAGTTCCTAATTTGTTTCTCAGTCTGTATTTGATAGTATCTGAATTTATATCATACCACAGTTGATAGTTCGATGTGTCACTTACTAAGTCAGTTCCTACATACATATCTGATGCAGGGCCTAATACTACTCTTTCTGAGTTTCTTAATCCCCATCCACCAACGATTACTACGTTTGGATAACCTGGTAAAGGCACTTCATAATATCCACCTCTCGACTTAACTGTTGTCGGGTCGAAATGGAAGAGGTTTTGAACAGTTAGACCATTTATGATTCTTTGGAATACTGAGATACCACAGAAGAATGTTAAATCTGGAGCATCAGCTACGTTAGCGTCAATGCTAGAAATCATCCCTGTTAATTGCTCGTATGCAGTTGAACCTGTAATTGCGGTTGCAGAAATTCCTGTTGCTACATTTACATTTGCAGTTGAACCAGAAATTAATGCTTTGAATCCATCAGCTTCAGCTGTTACAGTTGAACCTGCAAATTCAGCTCCACCTACTGCGTTCCAAATAAAGTCGTCATTATTCTGTTGTGCTTTTGCTACTAATTCAGTAGTTAAGTCATTTAATAAACTGAAAGTTTCTTCATAAGAACCTTCAGGTAATGCAGATATACCTAAGTATTTCTGTGTTAATGTTTGTAAGTTCCACTGGTCGAAAGCGGTTCTTTTAGTTACAGTAATATTTCTTTGAGAAAATACTGCTGACCCCGAAGGGCTAGTTACTGTGTCCCCACCTTGAAAGTAAGGGTCTACAGCGATTTTATTAAGAGGCTCCTGGTATTTTATTGCGTCTTGGATTGATACATACTCAGCAGTGTTGCCTTTATATATCGTTTGAAGAACAACTTTTCCAGCTACTTCATTATTAAAATCTGAAAGTGCACTTGTGTTAAGTCCCATTTGTTTTTAATTTTAATTTTGTTAGTTTAATTATTTTTGAGACATTCTCTTCAACATTAAGTTGTAGCGTTTGTCTGCTTTTGTGTTAGATTCTACTTTTGCAAATTTAACATTTGGTATAGTTTTTTCAGCCGCTGGTTCAGATGAGAAAGCTGCCATTTTGTCCTTCATAGATTTCATTTCGTCCTCTATTACGGCCATTTTGACTTTGATTTCTTCTTTCATTTCCTCAACTTTTGCTTCAACTACTTCACCGATTAGTTCAACAACGTCTTCAAGCTTAACTTCGCTTAAACCCTCGCCTTCAATATCAGCTTTTTCGTCTTTAATTCCGTCTAAATATCCTTCCTCTTCAGCATCAGTTCTTGCGTCCATATCATCTTTCGATGCGAATGCTCCTTCATCTGCTTTATCACCTTTCTTTTCAATGACTACGTCATCTTTATCCTCAACTGCTAGGTCGGCACTGCCTTCACCTTTAGCATCTGGATATTTAAGTCCTGTGATTTTAGAATCTTTATCTAGGATAAATTGGATTCCAGAAGTCGATACGTGTTCTCCCTCAGGTGCTTTAACCATATTACCATCTTTGTCCTCTATAAATAGAGTTTGTCCAATAGCAAATTTGCCAGCTTCTTCGTTTGATACTTTACTTCCGTCTTCTAGTTCCGCTTTATCGAATTTTTCAACGTTTGCTTCTACTAAATTAAAGTGTTGTTTTACTAACTCTTTTAATTCATTTTTAGTCATAGTAAAAAAATTAATTGATAATTATGTATCCACTTAATGTGAATACTTAGCTATACATATATTAATCAAAATACTTGTTGAAATCTGTTTGGCTTCTGTTGAGAGAGTTTGTATATTCAATACGTATGATAGAACACAATAAGTTGCCTCGAAAGCCAGTTTCATTTAGAATTAATACAAATGAAAACATCTGTTGAAAATCTGTTGGCTACCACATAAATGGTTCGTATATTGGGGTATAATTAAAATGGCAATATTGCCGATAACAAATAAATAAAAAATAAATAATTATGAAAAAACAAAAAATGTTTAATTTTGAAAAAGAAAAAATCAAAATGGATTTAGTAAATTTTATTGCTGGTCAAGATTCAATGTATTGGGATGTAATAGAAGAAAATGATTTAACATATGAAGAACAAGAAGATGAAGATATTATGTTTAATCCTGAATTTAGACTTCATCACGTTAATAGAATGACTGATAATGCTATGAGTTATTTTAGTGGATTTTCTCAATGTGAAGAAAACTATAATAATGTTTTTACATTTATTCTGTTTATGATGGACCAAATGTATGGTAAAATTGATGGGGTTATATGGGGTGATTACTTAAATGAAGATGTAGAAGTAATGCCATTAACAAATAAAGAAAAAATAGCTAATAATAGAAGAATTAACAATATAAAAACGAAATAAAAACAATAAATAATATGAAAAATTTTAAAACACAATTAGTTACCAGCAAAGGAGATGTAATCAAAACATTCATCTCAAGTTCAAGACCCTCCACTCGAT